TTATAAATTGAAAATTTTTGAGATTTTATTCGGCAAGGAAGCATCGTAACCTGGAATAGCGTGACCATAAAGATCTAAAGTGTGGCTGGCTCTGCTATGTCCCAATCGTTTAGATACTTCCAAAAGCGGTACACCGTTCGCCAATAATTGTGTTGCATGCGTATGACGAAGTACGTGGAATTTTTTATGCGGTACTGAAGCTAATAATAAAATACTTTTCCAGGCTCTTTCGATTTGGTTAGGTCGTAATGGAGTTCCATTTTTGCTTTGAAAAATATAGCCATCAAAAGAAACGATTTTCCCACTGTTTAAACGTTTTTTTAGGTCAGAGGACAAATCCCTCGTGATTGTGATTTCTCTTTCTCCAGCGGCCGTTTTTGGCGGTGTATCGACCATTTTGCCATTTATATCTTGCAGGCTGTTGTTGATCACAACATAATCATCAAATACACATTTTCGTTTTAGTCCTAAAACTTCTCCAAGTCTCATGCCGGTGTTGATTGTTAATAAAAATAATAAATAATACCTTCTATAGGTGGAATTAGTTTTTAATACCTCTGATATTGCTTGCAGTTCTTCGCTTTTGAATATTTCTATTTTGGGTTTCGATACTTTAGGCGCTGGTATGGCATTCATAATATTCTTTTTTACTAGCTCTAGTATATGTGCTTTAGTTATAGCTGCTTTCAACAGTTTATGTATTTTGTTTTTGCTGCTATCTGACATTTTAGGAAGATTATTATAGAAATATTGTACCTGCCTAGCATCTAATTCCTGAAGTAATATGCCGGAGATGGGTTCAATATGTCGAGCCGTTTGCATATACCGAATTAAGGTTTTTGCTCTTATATTTGGTGCACAGTAAGTGCTCAGATATTCAAGGACCCACTCACCTACAGTTATGTTAGATTTAGGAATATAGGTATTGTTGTATAGATCTAACTTTATTTGGGAAAGCCACATATCAGCTTCGTCAGAACTGTCGAAACGTTTGGATATTCTTTTACCTAAAGCATCCGTGATATAGGCTCTGTATTTCTTTCGTTCTGGTTCATAAACAATGCTTCCAGCGCCATTTCTGTTACGTTTTGGCATAAAAAATCAGCTCCTTTACTGTAATTTGGGTATGCAGCAGCAGAGCTGATGTGCTATAATATTTATAGTAATCAGCTCGCTTGCGACGAAGTGGGGCAATTACGTTGACCGTTCCTGTTGGCGCAGGGGCGGTCTTTTTTATATTATAATTTAAAATTTTCTTATACCTTTTCACTGGAATCAGAATTTTTTTGAGAGATTATTTGTTCAAAAGTTTTGCAGGCCTTAGTAAGAGCATCAAATACTTCTAACGAAGAGACGGCCTTCATATATTTTGTTGATTTGTTTTTACCAACTTGCGATAGTAAATTTCTAGATTTAAGTTCATTTATAGCTTTATTAAGATGATGTCTAGAGAAACCAGTTTTCTCCATTAGTTGAGGAGAGGAATAAACCAAGTTGGGGTTGTCGCTTTCTGAAAATATTGTTAAGATTATGTGTGCATTTTCGGAAAGATCTGGGTAAGATTCTTTTAATTCAGCAGCCCAAAGCTTTAACTTTGTTTTATCCAAAAGTATTTCTAGTTCAGGATTTCTGAACTTATTTTTTTTCACAACATCAAATATTTTAGGTCCGCCAGTTCCTGCACGTTCAGAAGCGCCGAGTCGCCTAAATAATGTTGTTAAGACATTGTTTCTGGGATTTGAGTTTCCTCCAATAAAAAAGGAGTGTTTTGTTATTCTCATTGCACCTGGATTTATAAATAAATAATAAGTGTCATATACTTCTACATATAAAGCAGTACTTGAATTTAAATAATCAGCATGTATAAGCATATTTACCAAGGCTTCTCTAAGTGCAATATTCAATTCGATAGGAGTTTTCCTTGTTAGATTAGTATCTAGTGCAAAGGTATCATTTATTGTAGCTGTTAATTTATCTAAAACAAGTAAGTAATAGTTTAAAATATTTAAATTTGGATACAATAATTCGCCAGAAGCAACTCTATCTTTCCAACGTTCTACGGCCCCTTTCTTGTTAAAATAATCAAGATGATAATGGGGTAAGCGACTTATTATTGCATTATATTTACCCAAGAATAATAATCCGCCTAAAGTTAATTTGGGCTCTTTGTTGTCATTTCTATCTAATTGGAATACACCCATTGATAATAAAAATTGTAAATTATCCATAGATAGATAGTCAGTATCGGGATCTCGGCGTTGAACTATGGTTTTAAATTTTAATATACTCTCCATATCAAGGTCGGTTAAGTCATATCCCTCTAGTAGTTCGTTATCTATATTGTCATATGTATTACGAATAATAGAATATCTTTCTGAATCTGAAGCTTGATAATCTCCTCCGTGTCGTCTCAAATAAGTGTGTTTAGGATTATTATTTATATATAAGGGTTTTTTATCTGGAGATAACTCTTCTATTTTTACCAGGATAATTGATTTACCAGAGTGGGTTTCTATTTTTACTGAATCGTTAGTTAATATATTTCTACTTGCTTTTTGTGCATTAGAGGCGAGATTGAATATATCAGAAACTATTTTATCTGGATTTTGTACGCCTTCAACGGAAAATTGACCGTTATTTTTTTCTTCTATACCCAAAACAATTATGCCACCATTTGTATTAGCAAAAGATGAATATGTTTCCCAAAAAGATACAGGTAGTTTGTTAGAGCATAATTTATATTCTATATTTTGGTTTTCTTGTTCTAGTTCTGTGATATTCATAAGTTTCTCCTTGTAAAAATATAATGCGTTTCTGCAATAAATCTGCAATAAATTATTAGGGGAGGTAAGGTAGTATTTTTGAGTATTAATGGGAATTAACGAGTATTAGCTAGTTCTAATAAGACTTAATAAAGCGTATCTGCAATAAATCTGCAATAAATCTGCAATAAAGTTAGAATAAAAAAGTCTCCTTGGTATGAGTTTCAGCTACTATTTTTTTTAGAGCCTGCCTGTTTTCAAATGTTACTCCTGCGACATTGAATGAGAGAAGGTTTGTGGGTGTGGATCCTTTTTTGCGCTTTTGAGGGACTGGTGTGTTGTTGGAGCGTGATTCAAGGTCTCCTAATATAAATTTTTTTACAATGAAAAGCATTAAGCGATAAATTGCATATGAAACTAAAATAAAAAATATAGCATTCACTGTTATATCACTCCAGCTTTATTTATGCCTTTGTGCTTCTATTTCGTCAACACAAAGGTTCTTACCACAATCTTTTTCATAATGCTCCTGCTCATGCAGGTAAGTTTTCATGTTAGATTCCCTCGTTAAGCGGGCATTCAAGATGAAAATTGCCTCTCCATCAATATCTTCTCTAACAAAGCCTCGAACGTCGTGAGGCAAGTCATATAAGATAGTTCTACTCATTGAGATCGCCTTCCTCTTTGGCTTTTTGGTAATCAATAAATTTCATAACTTCTTTAATGCTTTCGGGTTTTAGTTTTTTGGTAGCGTCAAATAACACTTTGTATTGAGGATTATCATAAATTTCCTGTGCCATTTTTGCTGCTTCAGGATTGAGGTAATAGATTTGGTTTTCGTTATCATTTTCCCACCCCATTAGATAACCTGGAGTTACATTAAGAGCTTTCGCAATTATTTGAACTTGGTTTATAGGAACTTTTTTGATGAATCCTGTTTCATATCTTTGAAGAGTAGATTTGTTGATGCCTGTTAAATCCGAAAGTTCCTGATAAGATAGACCGAGTTCCAATCGCCGAAGTTTAATTTTTTCAATTAGTTCTGTTAATTCTTTTTCGCTCATTGTAAAAACCTCTCTTTACTGCTTAAACCAATAATAACATAAATGCAACGAAAAGTAAAACAAAAATATAAAATTCGTTGCATTTATGCTTGACTTTTGAATTATGTGCTGTTATCATAACCTTGTAGCATAAATGCAACGAAGAGAAGCAAAGGAAGTGATATTAGATGAACTTAGCAAAGCTACGCGGTGCTTTAGCTGAAAAAGGCATAACGCAGAGGGAACTGGCTAAAAAACTTGGCCTGACGACCAAAAGTGTAAATGCAAAACTTAATGGCCGCTGTAAAATTTCAGTAGATGAAGCCGCCTCAATGAGTAAAATACTAGAGTTGAAAGAACCTAGCACAATTTTTTTTGACTGATTAGTTGCATAAATGCAACTAAAGAAAGGAGGGCGCAATCAAATGCCGATGGGCGAACTAAGACGGTTCAAAATGTTGGGGTCGCAAAACGCAAAAGATTTTGGCGATTGGTGTGATCGAAAAATGAAAAATTTAAAAGAACAGAAAGTGAGATGATGGAGGAATGGACATATTACAGATACAGGTTGAGTGGCAAGTAAGAAATGAACAGGATTTGAAAGAGATTATAAAAGTTGTATCTGAAATAGAAAAAGAGTACAGCTGCAACTGCACTCTTTTGGTAAAACAGAGACCGTATTAACTATTTATGAATTTTGCTTCTTCATCACTTGCTTCGTAAACAGCTTTGTGAATTTCCTTAAATGCTTTAACAATATGAGCGATACGTTGTTCATGGATAACTTCGACATTATTTCTTCTGTCAATATCGTCGAAATGGCCTCGATTTATTGCTGCGACAATGATATCTTTTGCGATTTCCAAATTATTCAAAATATCACCTCCTCCCTATAAGTATTATAGCAGGAGCGATAGAAAATGAAAGGAGGCTAATGTATGAAGTTTTCAGGAATTAAAGAATATGCACAATCCCGTGGACTTGCATATTCTACCGTTTATGCAATGTGCCGAGATGGAACACTTCCGGCAGTTAAGATAGGACAGCGGCATAAAATTGAAGTCGAAGGCGCTGATCGTTATTTCAATGAACAAATCGAACTTCGACAAAAAAATTTACAAAAATTAAAATGTCCAGTTATTATTTCTAAGCATACACGCCGTGATGGCGGCGGGTATTTAGATCAATTGAATTTGATGCGAAAGGAGGTGAAGTAGCTAATGCCAGAACAATTGCCTAAGGAAATATTTAATCTGATATCAGACAGATCTACACAGATAAAAAGCTTAAACTCATACGCTAAAGCGATTCAGGCTGTTTCTGGTAAAATTCTAGCGCATATTTTAGAGGATTTCATTGAATCCCTAAGGTCTTTTAATAGCGACATAGCATGTTTAGAACTCGAGTTGAGAAATAACGGTTATTCTTTTGATCAATTTGCGTACCTGACGGCTATAGTCGATGCTGCAGAGAGGGACAAAAGTCGTGCTGGGGGGGGAGGAAACACCGTGAAAACACTAGGGATTTATATTTGGTACTTTTTTGCTGAGAGTGAAATTTTCCCTAAGATACTGATAGCGGCAGCACTGATTATTTTTGGAATGTTTTTAGAAAGGGCGTGGTGAGATGTGGAAAGAGTTAGGTTATCAAATTGCGGTAATTGCTATTGGGACTTGGGCCGGTGTATTTTTCGGGTTATGGCTCTGGTGCAAGGTTGCTGGAATGAATTAAAGAAAAGAGCCATCAGCACGGCAATGCTGACAGCTCAGGGTTAATACATTGGTCATGAACAACCTGTATTGACTACATTATAGCATAAATAGAAGGATTGACAATGAATTACGGCTTAAATTTTCCTATTGAGAATTATGCAGCTCTATACATAGCTATAGTAAACAGCGTTGCTACGGAGACAGCTTTAGCAAAAGTTATGCCACGAGAATCAGTACATTACAGGTCAAAAGCAGAACATCGTGAGCTTATTGCGGAAGCTAAAAGTTTAATGGAGCAAGGTATTCGGTTAGAAAGGCAGCCAGCGTCATAGGAGTTAAGCGTCCTACGCTTGTATGGTGGCTGAAAAAAGAAAAGGAGCTATTTCAATGACAGTGAAAATTAACAGTCTCGAACTTGAAAATATCAAAAGGATTAAAGCAGTAAAATTAGTACCTTCGGCGAATGGCTTGACTATTCTCGGTGGTAAAAATGGTCAGGGTAAAACCAGCGTTCTGGATGCTATTGCCTGGGCGCTTGGTGGGGAAAGATATAAACCTTCTGAACCGCAGCGACAAGGATCTGTTACTCCGCCAATTCTGCATATAGAGTTATCTAATGGGCTTATAGTTGAGCGGAAGGGCATTAACGGCAGCTTAAAGGTCATCGATCCGCAGGGAAATAAAGGCGGCCAGCAGATTTTAAATGAGTTTGTAGCGCAACTTGCTTTAGATCTGCCAAAATTTTTGAATGCAAATAATAAAGAAAAGGCCAATGCTCTTTTGCAGATAATAGGGATCGGTGAAAAACTTTACCAGTTGGATGCTGAAGAACAAAGGATTTATAACAGGCGATATGAAGTTGGACGCATTGCTGACCAAAAGAAAAAGTATGCATCTGAGCTTGAAATGTATCCGGATGTTCCTAAAGAGCTCGTTTCAGCAGCTGATCTAATTAGGCAGCAGCAGGCGATACTTGCCAGGAACGGCGAAAACCAGCGCAAGCGGCAAATGTGCCAGCAGTATGAAGAAGAATTAGCTAAAGCGCAGATTGCTTTTGACGAAGCGAAGAACCGGCTTGAAGAAGCTGAGGCTGCAGTTTCGGTTGCCCGTAAGTCGGCCGCAGATTTACAGGATGAAAGTACGGCAGAATTGGAAGCGAATATCTCTGACATAGATCGCCTGAATATTAAAATCAGGGCCAATATGGACAGGGAAAAGGCTGAAATCGAAGCTGAAGAATATAGCCAGCAATATGATGAACTGACAAAATCGATCGAAGATATTAGAGAGCAGCGCTTAAAGTTGTTGGAAAATGCAGACCTGCCGCTACCTGAATTATCTGTTGAAAATGGTGAGCTGGTTTATCGTGGGAATAAGTGGGATAACATGAGCGGCAGTGAGCAGCTTAAAGTAGCTACTGCTATTGTCCGCAAATTGAATCCGAACTGTGGTTTTGTGCTCATGGATAAGCTGGAGCAGATGGATCAGGATACTTTAAATGAATTTGGTAAATGGTTAGAACAGGAACAGCTGCAGGTAATCGCTACACGTGTCAGCAGTGGCAAAGAGTGTTCGGTCATTATCGAAGATGGTTATGTTAAAGAATATAACGGACTTTCGGATGAAGGCACAAAAACATGGAAGAAAGGTGAGTTTTGATGAAGTTTCAAATTACTAGAGGGCTGATTGTAAAGCCGCAAAAAGTTGTAGTTTATGGTCCTGAAGGTATTGGCAAAACTACTTTTGCCGCTGATTTTCCGGATCCGCTGTTTATCGATACCGAAGGCAGTACGAATGTCTACGATGTTGCCAGATTACCGGCGCCGACTTCTTGGACGATGTTGCTGGATGAGGTTAGAGAGGTTATCAAAAATCCAACCTGCTGTAAAACATTGGTTATTGATACGATTGACTGGGCAGAACAGCTTTGCGTGGGTCATGTATGTGCTAAAAATGGAAAAAATGGGATCGAGGATTTTGGTTATGGCAGTGGCTATATTTTTGTAAGGGAAGAATTTGGACGCTTTTTAAATCTGCTTTCTGATGTGATCGAGGTTGGGATCAATGTTGTTTTAACAGCACATATGCAGATGCGTAAGTTTGAATTGCCTAATGAAGGTGGAAGTTTTGATCGGTATGAGCTGAAGCTTGGCAAAAAGACTTCATCGCAGACTGCTCCGCTGGTCAAAGAGTGGGCTGATATGCTGCTGTTTGCCAACTATAAGACTATCGTGATCGCACAGGATAAGGACGGGAAGAAATGCAAGGCCGCCGGTGGTGAGCGGGTAATGTATACGACACATCATCCTAACTGGGATGCGAAGAACAGACAGGATCTACCGGAAGAATTGCCCTTTGATTTTAAAAGTATTCGTGGCTGCCTGGTCTATTCCAATACGGAAGCTTTGCAGCCTGTGTTGCAGCCAGTTGTAATGCAGCCGGAAACGCTTGCGGCACCGGTTGCTAGTGCCACTGCAATTATAGATACACCTTCTGGGCTAATATCTGTAGATCCGGCGCTTATCCCTGTAACAGCATCAGGTGATACAGTGGCTGTACAAACGTCAAAAGTAATTCCAAGTTGTGTGCCGAAAGCATTGGCTGATTTAATGGCGCCGGAAGGGGTAACGCTTGCAGAAATTCAAAAGGTTGTTGCCCAGCGTGGCTATTATCCAGAGGGAACACCTTTTGAAAATTACGCAGAGGATTTTGTACAGGGCTGTTTGATTGGAGCCTGGCCCAATGTCTTTGCTTTGATCAAAGAGAACAGGGAGATACCTTTTTAAGTTTAAGAAACTCAATGTAGTTTAAATAATATTTAACAGATAAAGGAGAATAAAACAATGGCATTTGAACAATTAGGACAAGCAGTACCCGTAGAAGAAAGAGAATTAGGATGGGACGATACTATTGAAAAGGAGAGCGCCGGTTTTATCATTCTGCCGGAAGGTGATTATGAATTTAAGGTATTAGAGTTTCAACGTGCCCGTCATGAAGGCAGCGAAAAGTTACCGCCATGTAATAAAGCTGTAATCACTTTGGTAGTTGAAACACCAGAAGGAGAAGCCCGCATCAGGCATAACTTGTTCTTACATTCTCGGACGGAAGGCATGATTTCGGCTTTCTTTATCGGTATTGGGCTGAAAAAGCATGGTGAACCTTTGAAAATGGATTGGCCGCGGGTAGTTGGTCGAAAGGGCAGGGCCAAGATCGGTATCCGCATGCACGATGGTAAGCAGTATAACGAAATTAAACGCTTTTATGATCCTGAAAATACAGCGGCAACAGCACCTACTGCGGCAGCACCGCAGCAACAAAACTTATATCAAGGACAACCGCAGGCCGCTCCTGCGTTTCGGCCCGGAGCTTTCTAATGCAGCTGCGTCCATATCAGGAAGAAGCTAAACAGGCTATTTTTGACGAGTGGAATAAAGGAATAAACCGCACCCTGTTGGTATTGCCGACCGGGTGCGGTAAAACTATAGTCTTTGCAAAGGTTACAGAGGAACAGGTTAAACAAGGTGACCGGGTACTGATCTTAGCACACCGTTTTGAACTGCTGCAGCAGGCCTGTGACAAAATCGAGCAGGCTACAGGTTTAAAATCGGCTATGGAAAAAGCTGAATATACCTGTATGGGAAGTTGGTATCGTGTGGTAGTAGGTTCTGTCCAGACGCTGATGCGCGAGAAGCGGTTAAACGGATTTGCAAAGGATTTTTTCGATACGATCATCGTCGACGAAGCACATCATGTACTTTCAGATAGCTATCAGAAGGTGCTGGAACATTTTGACAGCGCTAAGGTGCTTGGTGTTACTGCAACGCCTGACAGAGGCGATATGCGTAATTTAGGGCAATGTTTTGAGAGCCTTGCTTATGAATATACGCTGCCTAAAGCTATCAAAGAAGGTTATCTGTCACCTATCAAGGCTCAGACTATTCCTCTGAAATTAGATTTGACAGGTGTCGGGACCCAGGCCGGTGATTTTAAGACCAGCGATCTGGGAACGGCTCTCGATCCATATCTGAATCAGATCGCTGAGGAAATGGCTAAAATTTGTATGGATAGAAAGACTGTAGTTTTTTTACCACTTGTCAAGACCAGCCAAAAGTTTAGGGATATTTTGAATGGTATCGGTTTCAGCGCTGCCGAAGTAAATGGTAACAGCGAGGATCGCGCAAAGGTGCTGCGTGATTTTGAAACCGGTAAATATAACGTGCTTTGTAATTCAATGCTTTTGACAGAAGGGTGGGATTGCCCGGCTGTTGATTGCATTGTGGTATTAAGACCAACGAAGGTCAGGAGTTTGTATTGTCAAATGGTGGGTCGTGGTACGAGGCTGGCACCGGGCAAAGAAGAACTTTTGCTGCTTGATTTTCTGTGGCATACAGAACGCCATGAACTGTGCCGACCGGCGCATTTGATTGCGACAAATGAAGATGTGGCCAGAGCTATGACTGAAACATTACAGGACGCAGCTTGTCCGTTAGATTTGGAAGCAGTGGAAAAGCAGGCTTCTGAAGATGTTGTTGCCCAGCGGGAAGAAGCTTTGGCGAAACAGTTGGCAGCAATGAAACAGCGTAAGCGTAAACTGGTGGATCCACTGCAGTTTGAAATGAGTATCCAAGCAGAGGATCTGTCAAGCTATGTACCAGCATTCGGTTGGGAAATGAGCCCGGCCAGTGAAAAGCAACTTAAAACATTAGAGAAGTTTGGTATAAATCCGGATGAGATCGACAATGCCGGTAAAGCTGCGAAAATCCTTGATCGTTTGGATAAGCGCAGAAGTGAAGGACTTACAACACCGAAACAGATCCGTTTTTTAGAAGGTCGTGGGTTCCAGCACGTCGGGACCTGGTCTTTTGAACATGCCAAGAAATTAATAGACAGGATTGCTGCCGGTGGCTGGCGTATTCCGGCAGGCATTGATCCACGGATTTACAAGCCTGAATAAAGGAGAACATCATGGAGAATAAATTGGATTTGCTGCCGCTGCTTGATTATATCGATCCGAGCGTTCTTGATTATCAGGAGTGGGTCAATGTTGGCATGGCGTTGAAAGCAGAAGGTTACAGCGTGAGCGTGTGGGATGATTGGAGCCGGCGGGATGCTGGAAGATACTACGCAAATGAATGTCGAAAAAAATGGGAGACGTTCAGAGGTGATACCAGCGCACCAGTAACGGGTGGTACGATCGTAGCAATGGCTAAGGATAACGGCTGGACGCCACAGCAGCGTGAAGATCATGAACTTTCATGGGATGATATCATCGGACAAAAAGAAGATATGGTTTTGGTCGATAAGAACTGGATCGAAGGCCAGGAAATAGCGGACCCGGAAAACTGGGATCCGGTAAAAGAACTGGTAACTTATCTGGAAACTTTATTCGACAGTACGGAAAATGTTGGCTATGTAACGGAATCATGGCAAAAAGACGGTAAATATCTACCGTCAAAAGGTTGTTCTGATAGAACAGCTGGGCAGCTCATTGAGCTACTTAATAAATGTAAGGGTGATATCGGCGGGGTGCTTGGCGATTACAACCCTGAGTGCGGCGCATGGATACGTTTTAATCCTCTTGATGGTAAAGGCGTGAAAAACGACAATGTGACAGAATTTCGGTATGCTCTGGTCGAATCGGACAAGATGGATATAGCCAAGCAGAATGAAATTATCCGGACACTGGAACTGCCGGTGGCCTGCCTGGTACATTCAGGGAAAAAGTCGCTGCATGCTATTGTTAGGATCGATGCAGCAGACTATGCGGAATATCGTAAACGTGTTGATTATCTTTACGCTGTTTGTAAGAAAAACGGCCTTGAAATCGATACCCAAAACCGTAATCCTTCGCGGCTCAGCAGAATGCCGGGTGTGATGCGTCAGGGACACAAGCAGTTTTTAGTTGATACCAACATCGGCAAAGCCAGCTTTGTAGAATGGCAGGAGTGGATTGAGGCGGTCAACGATGATCTTCCGGAACCGGAAAGCATTAGTGAGATTTGGGATAATTTACCGGAGCTGGCAAAACCGCTGATTGATAATGTATTGCGACAGGGGCATAAAATGCTCATTGCAGGGCCGTCTAAGGCAGGCAAAAGCTATGCTTTGATAGAGTTGTGCTGCGCGATTGCCGAGGGCCGTCAGTGGCTTAATTTTAGCTGTACAAAGGGCAAAGTTTTATATGTGAACCTTGAACTTGACCGGGCGAGCTGCCTGCATCGTTTTAAGGATGTTTATACGGCAATGGGTTGGGAGCCGAACAATTTGTCTAATATCGATGTATGGAATTTGCGTGGCAAGTCGATTCCGATGGATAAGCTGGCGCCGAAGCTGATCAGGCGTGCCGCAAAGAAGAATTATATTGCTATCGTTATCGATCCGATTTATAAAATCATCACCGGTGACGAAAACAGTGCTGACCAGATGGCGCATTTCTGTAATCAGTTCGATAAGGTTTGTACGGAACTGGGCTGCGCTGTGATCTACTGCCACCATCATTCAAAGGGTGGCCAAGGCAGTAAAAAATCTATGGACAGAGCTTCAGGGTCAGGAGTATTTGCCCGTGATCCTGACGCACTGCTTGATTTGATAGAGCTGGAACCAACAGAAGAATTACTGAAGCAGGAAGAAAATAAAGCAATTTGCGCCGAGTGCTTGGCGTATTTAAAACGATATTACCCTGCCTATATACAGGATTTATCGCAGGATGACGAGTGCAGCAGCACTGTACTGTTGGAATACTGCCATAAGATGCTTGGCAATAATACTAATATTGAGCTTGTGAAAACGGCGATTCCGGCGGCCAAACAGCGGATGCGGCAACGTACAGCGTGGCGCATTGAAGGGACTCTACGTGAGTTTCCGAAGTTCCCGCCGATCAATCTTTGGTTTAATTATCCTGTGCATTACGTTGATGACGTTGGAAGTCTGAAGGATATTGAACCTGACGGGCAGGGACCAGCCTGGCAGCGGAATTTCAAAAAGAAGAAGTCTCCGGATGATTTGAGAAAAGAACGGATAGTAGCATTACAAAAAGCTTTTGAAGCAGAAAGTTTTGGCGGGACTCCGACAGTAAAAGGCCTGGCAAATTATTTAGAAGCATCAGAAAGAACAGTGAAAAGGCATATTCAAGAAAGTAAAATATTTGCAATAAACAATAACGGAGAGGTAATCCGGAAAGCGGACAAAGTCGAATAATTGTACTTGTCCAATTTGGACAAAGTCGAATGTTTGTCCATGCCGCCGTTTTCTGACAATTTGGACAAAGTCGAGTAATTATCGAGGTTGTCAATAAATTTTGCTATATATATACGCGTGCGCGATGTATACATTTATTGTAATGACTATCAACCTGTAGTCTTATACCCTGTATAACAAAACTTTGTCCGCTTGAGGTTGCGGAAAAGTTTTTTAGGGACAGTATGGGAAAGCGCGCGAAAGAAAAAGGAGCGAATGAAAATGAAAAATGAAAATAAATATTGGGAAAACGAAGAAGGCGAAGTTATAAAGTTTGGTAATAGCTTCATGCGCTATTATGAAAAAGCAGGGAAGTTACAATTTGGCTTCGTGAAGATGAATGGCGATCTTATCGTTAAAAATGCTATTGATCGTTCAGAGTTATCAAAAAGTAAAGAAGGGTTGCCATATTTACGGGAGGTTTTAGAAGAATGGCAAGAGTGGGCAGATGAAAATGATGATTGAGTTTTTTATTCCGATGAAATTGCCAACAGTTACGCATCAGCAGAAAAAGGTCCATGTTGTAAACGGTAAGCCACACTATTATGAACCTGACGCACTTAAAGATGCCAGGCAGAAGTTTAGTGCGCATCTGGCAGCTTATGTACCTGAAAAAAAGCTGACCGGTCCGATAAGGCTTTTGACTAAATGGTGCTATACAGCTATAGGGAAACATAAGAACGGTGAATATAAAATTACAAAGCCGGACACTGATAATATGATCAAGCTGCTTAAGGATGTAATGACTGGGCTCGGCTATTGGACAGACGATGCACAGGTAGCAAGTGAGATTACAGAAAAGTTTTGGTCAGAGCAGCCAGGGCTTTATGTACGAATTGAGCAATTGGAGTAAAGGAGCGTGATTAGAATGGCGCATAAGTGTAAGGGCTGCGTGTGGAGCCGTCAGGTAAGCGAGAATAAAGTTTACTGTCGTAGGGTAAATTGTGTAAAAGAAAATCGATTCCGGAGCGTGATCGGTATGTTAGGGCAGGTGAAGCATGGTCATCAGCTGAGTGAAGCTGAAAGTGCTGCGATAGACGTTGCTGCAGATGTTTTACGGACAGAGGGGTGATGCGATGCCTATGACTGATGAAATAAAGCAAAGGTTAAAAAGTGCATGGGTCTGGCAGAAGCAGCTTGAAGCAGATTTACAAATGCTGCAGGATCTAAAAGATTTGGCAGAGAAAATTACGCCAGTCTACAGCTTGGCGCCTGGGGGCGGTGGCAGTAACGACAAATTGGGTGGTACGGTTGCGAAGATGGCTGACGTTAAGATTACCGTTCAAAACGATATTAAGATGCTTACAGAGGCATTAACGGCGACGAGAGTGCTAATTAAAATGCTTGACGATGAGAAGTTGCAGCTTATATTGTTCAAACGTTACTTGAATTACCAGCGTTGGGAAGTTATTGCTGCGGATTTGGGATATTCGTGGCAGTATATACACAAAATGCATTCTAAGGCGCTGCAAAAATTAAAAGAGGAGATAGAATGCGAGTATTGACCTGTGTTATAATGTATGTGTAGAAATTGACAAAAGCCGTTGATCTGGTTAAGGATCAGCGGCTTTTGTGGTATAATAAAACCATCTAAAAATGGATGGTGATGATGTTGAGTGAATTTTGGCAAGCGATAGTTGGGTCTGCTGTTATTAGTACAATAATAAGCAATCTATGTTTATGGTGGCATAAAAAGAACGATTACAAACGTGACTATTACAAAAAAATAATAGACCACCGCATAGAGGCGTATGAAAAACTATCGATTTATCTGGATTCAGTTTGGACACAAAAACGTAGTACTGCTTTAAAACATGAAATGGAAATATATTCATGTTTTGAAAATGAGGAAGAATTGATAAAAGCTCGCCAGTTATTGCTTAGTTATTGTCCTGGAATTCATTGGTACTCTGAGGATGTGTATAGTAATTACTATAACTTAGCTAGATACTTAGTAGATACACTAGATGTTTTAAATGGAACAAAAGAAGAAAAAAGAGTCCAAGCGCAAAACCATTGTGCGGCTTTGAATAATCTTATTGCAGATACAATAAGACAGCTTAAAATTGCAATTGCAGAAGATAGGATTAGTTTTGACAAGGTTGAGGATTTTTTTAATAATCAAAAGCAGCAAATAAAAAAAGCTAAATAAACAAGAAGAAAAGCACTTACTTCGGTGAGTGCTTTTCTTATGTCCATCCTCAGGAGAATTTTCATAGGTTCTTTCTGTGGATAACTTTCTTTGAGGGTCTTTCGAGCCCCGAAAAAGGTTTAGATTTAAAAATATTTTTTCCTATTTCCTTCTCTTTGTAGTAGACAGGCGGTGAAAATAGAAGTGGTTAAAATGCTGAAACGTGGCTCTGCAAGAGAGCTTGCCGAATTATTGGGCATCAGCGAACGACGTGTAAATCAGTTGGTAAATGAGGAAGTTTTGCATCGTGAAATAGAAGGAGACTTCGTTTTGACAATGGCAATAGCTTCGTTTTATGAAAATAAATATTCCAGCAAGGATGAAGATGATTATTGGTCTGAAAAAGCATTGCATGAAGCTGCAAAACGTAAATTAGCTGAACTTGAATTGGCAAGGCGACAAAATCTGTCGCATGATGCGGCAGATGTCGAAAGAGTTATGACAGATATGTTATCTAAATTACGGAGTCAGCTTTTAGGCATACCAGCCAAGATGGCTGCTAGACTGGAGAATCAGAGCAGAAGTGTTATTATGACGGAACTTTCTAAAGAAATTAAGTCAAGGTTAACTGAGCTTAGCGATTATAATCCGGAGATATTTAGTAATGAAGAAGACAGTTGATCTTTTCAAAAAAATAGTAAAACAGTCATTGATGCCGTTATCAGATCAAACTGTATCCGAATGGGCTGATAGCTATAGGATGATATCTGGCGAAGCTGCTGCAGAGCCTGGGCGGTGGCGAACAGATCGTGCTCCATATCAAAAAGCCATTATGGATGCTTTTACTGAACCAGGCATAACCAGGGTGGTTGCAAAGACCGCATCTCAGGTTGGAAAGTCTGATATCATGAATAATATTATTGGTCGGTTCGCGCATCTGGCGCCCGCACCGATAATGATGATCCAACCAACTATCGAAACATCACAGGACTATAGTAAATCACGTATAGCGCCGATGATCAGAGATACAAAGGTATTGAGAGATATTTTTAAAGACGTAAAAAGCCGTGATGCCGGCAATACTATCCTTTCTAAACAATTCCCTGGCGGCAGACTTATAATGGCGGGTGCTAACAGTCCTGCCGGTCTTGCCAGTAAGCCGATAAAAATATTACTGGCAGACGAAGTTGACCGCTTTCCAAAAAGCGCCGGTACAGAAGGCGACCCGGTCAGCTTGGCTGCAAAACGTATGACTACATTTTGGGATAGCGTCATGGGGTTATTCTCAACACCGACCAATGTTGGAGAAAGTCGAATCGAAGATGAATATATAACAGGTACTCAGGAAGAGTGGCAGCATCAATGCCCAAAATGCAAAGAGTGGCATTTAGTCACGCATCGGGATATGCATACTGACTACGACTGTTCTGTTGATAAAAAGGGAACAAGGCAGGTTATCGTTAAGTCAGTTATTTGGCGTTGCTCAGATTGCGGGTTTGGGTTTACAGAAACTGAAATGCGGCAGGCCGCACAAAAATATATTGCACAGAACGCTTCGGCTCTCACTAAGGGGGTACGGAGCTTTTTTGTTAACTGTTTTGCATCACCTTGGGTGAACTGGTCAGATGTAATGCAGGAATGGTTGGAAGCACAGGGCGATCCAGAGCGTGAAAAAGTAGTTGTTAATACTCGTTTTGGAGAAGCATATGAGCGCAAAGGAAATTTTGAAAGCCATGAGCAGTTTATGCGCAGGCGTGAAAACTATGGCGCCGAGCTGCCGGAAGGCGTACTGCTTTTAACAGCGGCCGTTGACGTACAAGACAACAGGCTCGAGTATGAGATTTGTGGCTGGGGAATGGATGAAGAATGTTGGGGAATAAAAAAGGGCACTATTTTGGGCGTGCCGGATACACCTAAAGTGTGGGATATGCTGGACGAACAGCTGGATAAGGAATATTGCTTTGCGTCAGGTAAGGGGCTTTTGGTAGCTAGGACGTTTATCGATTCCGGCGGCCACTACACGAAAGAAGTTTATGCGTACTGTAAAAAACGATTTGCAAGGCAGCGTTTTGCTATAAAAGGTTCATCGACACCAGGAGTGCCGTTATTGCATAAGTACGCTAAGGTTAAAACCGTAAGGGGACATACGATACCGCTGGTAATGTTGGGCACAGATAGCGGCAAACAATATGTTATGGATCGGTTATCGATTGAAGAGCCTGGACCTAAATATTTTCATTTTCCGCTTGATAAGAGTGATAGCGTAACTGTACAGCTAACTCGTGGCTACGATGAATTTTATTTTAAAGGCCTTATATCTGAAACAAAAGAGCCTCGTCGGAAAAATGGAGTATTAGTATATCAGTGGGTAAATATAGCTAAAGATAAACGGAATGAGCCTTTGGATCTGCGGGTTTATAACCTCGCATGTATGTTAAGCGTAAATCCTGATTTCGAGGCTTTGGAAAAATTGATCAACAGCCCGAATGTAATCAAAGAACAATCGGTAAAGTCTAAACTGAAAAAAAAGCCTAAAGGCGGCTACGGCTGCATTAGAAAAGGTGTGAGGTGAGTATTAGTGGCAAGTACGGTACTTAATGAACGGTTAAAGCAGTATTTATCTGCAGAACAGTCTATTTTGGTAGCAGGGCAAAGCTACAGAATTGGCAATAGAACGCTGACAAGAGCTGATTTATCAGAAATAAGAAAAGAAATAAATGATCTTATTGCTGCAGGAGCGACTACGGATGAGGCAATGCATCCAAGAGGGCATCGAACAAAGCAAGTTATTATGCGGGATTAGCAAAATAAAAAGACTTGAAAAGTAAAAAACGATTCAAGTCTTAGAAGTTATATATTTTTGTCAAAGAAACTAGCAGTCATTCCAAGGTAGCTACCTAATTCAGTATGGGTTTTATTATAGCTACTAGTAGAAAATAATAACCCTGATAAAAATAATAAAACATGATGGTATTTATTTGTAGAATGTATTTCAAACTGCGTAGGTGATATTTTTTGAATTAATTTTTCGTTTTCAGATGAATTTACTGCTATCGTGGATTCAGTCCAAAAAAAATCTGTGTCAACATTAGTTACATGCCGTTCAAATTTCCAAAAAGTATAAAGACGAGGATTAGTTTCTTGGAAATCAGAAATTTTAAAATGATAAGTGCTTATTCCGTCGTCAAGTGAAAGTATCATGCTATGCCAATATTTACGGTCGATTCCGTTATAAATTTCTTCGAAATTTATTGTAGTGGCATCGAATTTTAATTTATTACAAACTAAAAAAGAAGGGATGTAATCGAAATTTAAAAAAGCATTTTGGTTGTGAGGATCGGTATATGTGCATTTTTGATCTTGAAGTTTCTTAGTATTAGCAAGTTTCTTAAGCGCAGAAGTAAAATCTGATTTCGATAAATCAGATTTTACTTCTATGATGCCGCAAATGTCCTCAACAGGGAAAAATTTTGCTAAATTATTATCTATAATTGGTTGAACTTGTGAGTCATGTATTAATAAGTCGCACTGTGTAGAAACGCTATTTTGGCTAGTTATAATAAATCCATCGGAAATATTATAATTTTTAGGAAGTGTTTTCTGCAGTATATTTTTTAGGCAACGTTCTCTGTAAATTCCATATTCACCAGGATGTATTAATCTATTATTTGTGTCACTAAACAAACTATGACTATCTTGTGAGAAAGTAGCGGCAAAAATATCTATTTCTCGTTCGATTAAAGTTTTAAATATATCGCTAGGCATAATGAATCATCTCCATTGTTTTTCACAATTATATCACAATATATAAGGTGTAGAAAATAATACTTGACTTTTGCGCGCGCATAAAATATTATATATGCGATGGCAAAAGTGAGGTGATATTATGAGCCCGAGAACTGGGAGACCTCCTAAAGCAGAGAGCTCGCGCAATAAGAGTTTGAATATTCGACTTACTGCTGATGAATTACGCAGAATTGAGGAATGCTCAAATGTGTTAGGTAAAAGTCGTACTGATACTCTTATGCAAGGGATTTTTCTTATAGAGGAAAACCTTAAAAAATAAAAACAGCCGCTTTTCCGTGGAAAGTCGAGCGACTGTTTTTGCATCAACCACAAGAGTTGATAAATATATTATATCATACTCCTGTGGTAAAGAATAGGAGTAGTAAAAATGCAAAGTTTAGTAGAGATTAAAAATAATCAAGTAGTAGTTTCCAGTAGACAAGTTGCTGAAAAGTTTGGTAAGGAACATAAGCATGTTTTAGAAAATATACGTCAAATTTTAGTAGCCGAAAATTCGGCCACTAAATTTTTCCAAGAAATAAGCCATACTTATCGTGGTCAGTCTTTTCCTGAATATCTCATGAACCGTGATGGGTTTACATTACTTGCAATGGGATTCACAGGTAAAGAAGCATTACAGTGGAAAATGAAATACATTGCGGCTTTTAACGAAATGGAAGCGCAGATTAATGGCAAACCGGTATCAGCTTTAAAAGCAAAAGAGGTGGAAGCGCGGCTAAACAACAGTCGAGCCCGTATTGCTTCGGAGTATCGCAAGATCGCCGAAAAAACTGACATCCCAGAATATAAGCATATTTGCCAACAGAAAGCAGCAGAGGTTTTGAGCGGTGTGCCGCTTTTGCCAATGGAAGAAGCTGCAGAGAAAACCTATTCTGCTACTGATATCGGTAATATGCTTGGAGTATCGGCAAATAAAATAGGTAAGATAGCTAATCAGCATAATCTTAAAACTCCGCAGTATGGTAAATTGTTTTACAGCAAGTCTGAATATAGCTGCAAAGAAGTAGAAACATTCCGTTACTACGAATGTGCCATTCCAAAATTCAGAGAAATTCTGAAAGGTGGTGCAGTAGCATGA